ATAAAGACATATTAGGATGGATAAATAGGGGTTGTGCCGAATGTTCACGATTGAATGCAAAAAATTATGGCAGAAGAAAACGCGGCACTGTTGAATTAGAAAAACATAAAATAGTAAAAACATTTTCCCGAAAAGCAACTGAGCTAAATTTGTGGAAAAACAAACATATTCCCACACAGTATTTAAGAGCTTCTTTTGATCAACGCCTTGCATTACTTCAAGGCCTGATGGACACAGACGGAAATTGTGTTGTTAAAGGCAGACAAGAGTTTTGCACAACATCAAAAAAGCTCGCTGATGGTTTTTATGAATTAGTTACATCTCTTGGGATAATAGTTCGCCGTTCAGAAAAAACACCATCTTGCACATATAAGAATAAAAAAGTATTCGGCAAAAAAGCGTATCGTTTCAGCTTTATGGCTTATAACGATTTACCTATTTTCAGGCTGAAAAGAAAGCTTGACCGAATGGTTGAAGCTGACCAACAAAAAAGACGGATAACCGAAACACGCCGCCGCCGAATCATTGATATAACACCAGTTGAGTCAGTACCAGTAAAGTGTATTCAAGTTGATTCACCAACTCACTTATATCTTGCTGGTGAATCAATGGTACCGACGCATAATAGCGAAATCGCGAACAATGTAATCGGCTTCTTCATTGATTACGATCCGTCGCCTATTCTCGTTGTGGAACCGACCATTGACGTGGCTAAGAGTTGGAGCAAGGACAGGCTGTCAACAATGATCCGCGACACGCCATGTCTGACAAAAAAAGTCTCCGACACAAAAGCCCGCGACGGTGATAACACCCTGACTCACAAATCTTTTTACGGCGGCCATATAACCGTGGCGGGCGCGAACTCTGCCGCTTCTCTCCGGGCGCGTCCTATCCGGGTTGTGCTGTGTGACGATGTTGATGCTTTCCCGGCATCCGCCGGAACGGAAGGTGATCCGATTTCACTGGCGGCGAAAAGAACCACAACATTCTGGAACCGCAAGATCGGTATTTTTTCCACGCCGACCGATGAAGGCACAAGCCGTATTGAGCAGGAGTTCAAAACATCCGATCAACGCCGATATTATGTCCCGTGCCCTCATTGCGGCACGTTCCAACTATTCACTTTTAAACAGGTAAAATGGCCGAAGGGCGAACCGTGGAACGCGCACTATGAATGCGAAAGTTGCCAGAAGATCATCACGGACAACGACAAGGCCAGGATGGTGGCGAATGGCGAATGGCGCAAGGACAACCCAGCAGCCCGCAAGGTTGCCGGGTTCTGGATAAATGAATTATATTCACCGTGGGTAAGTTTCGGCCAGGTTGCCGAAAAGTTCTATGCTGCGAAAGACGACCCGCAAACGCTCAAAGTCTGGACAAATACGAGCATGGGCGAAGTCTGGAAACAAGTTGTTTTAGGGCGCAACTCTGACCAACTGTTAAAAGCAAAATGCGAGCTTGAGCCTCAGACTTTACCGGCAAACGTCGTCGCGCTGACATGTGGAGTCGATCAGCAGATGCAGGGGTATTGGTTCGTTGTCCGGGCATGGGCGAATGATATGACCTCATGGCTTATTCACTACGGATTTTTACCGACAGAAGAAGATTTGGACAACTTGATTTTCAATACCACCTATCCTTACGCCGACGGAAGCGGATCTCTGCCGATTTGGAGAGTTGCCCGCGATACAGGCGGCACGAAATTTAAAGAGTCGGATGTGTCGATGACAGAGGCCGCTTACTGGTGGATAATCAAGCACTATGGCCGGGGGCCGCAACTGTTTGGCACGAAGGGCAGCTCGACAACACTGACAAACCGTTTCAAGATCGGCGAACCGCTCATGTCAACGCCGTCCGGCAAATCACTCCCGAACTGGTTTCGGATAATCCAGATCAACACCGACGCCATGAAAGAACACGTCTATTATGGCCTTCAGCAAGCCATCGATCAGGCCCCGAACGCTCTCTATTTGCACAAAGACACATCGGTTGACTATTTCCGGCAGATTACCGCCGAAGAACAGCGGATGAATAGGGCCGGACAGAAGGAATGGGTGGCTATCAGGAAGGACAACCATTTACTTGACGCTGAAGTGCTGGCCGTCTCACTGGCACAGCCTCAATGGGTAGGCGGCGGAGTCAATTTGTTTCGCGGGCGTGTCAATTCGCCGGGGCTTGTTGCTCCGAAAGCCCGAAAAGTCCACAGTGCGGGGGTTGCTATATGGTGAAAGATTGCGGTTTGCTGGTTGGCTCACAGCAGATTATGGATTATTTGGGGATTGCAAGGCCGTCATTCACGGAATTTGTCAAACTGGGAATGCCTGCCGTTTCAATAAATGGCCGATGGTATGCACATCAAAAGAACTTAGATGATTATTTCCTTGCATTAACGCGAAAAACAATGAAAGAAATCCCGGAAGATTCGGAATAAAAAACCATTGTCAAGGTTTTTATTGCGCCAAATAGTAATTATTTGGCGTTTTTTTATGCCCAAATAGCCATCATATCCATTTTCAACCAAAAACCGGCCTTATAATGCCTCCAAACAGGGGGAATAATGCCAGTTATCACCTTAGCACAAGCTGAAGCACAGCTCGCCTTATGGCTGGCCGCAGACGCGGCAGTCGCAACCGGTCAATCCTACGGCCACGGCCAAAGCTCGCTCACAAGAGCCGACGCGGGAAAAATCACAGAAAAAATTGATTATTGGGAAAAGAAAGTCT